TGTGTTGGTATGAGTGTTACTCTTATTAACGAAACTCTTGGGAATTTTGATAGTGTTATTATGGCTCACCAACATTACAATAAAGATATTGTGTATCAATTGTGTAGATTTCTATGCAATTATATGCAGTGGTCACCTGAAAATAAAAGACAAATAAAAAAAACTAAGTTTTATTCTTTAACAAAAGAAGTAAAAGAAATTTGCCTAGGATACGAAGAGCATGTTGAAAATATTTCAGATAATTTTGCAGGGAAAAATGTATCTTTATGTGAAATAAAAGGTCTTGAACCAGAAAAACCAACGGAAAAAGAATTAAAAAATATAGATTTAAAATCGATTACTCTTAGTAATCCTGATAACATTTGGAAAAAGTTTAAAGTATATGATGGAAACGATGTTGATATGTGGAATAAAACTTCTAAGTACTGTAAAGAAAATACGAAAAGAGAAATTTGCAAAAAATCAATACCAAAAATAGTAAACGGATATTACGAATGTTCAACAACTAGTAAAGTTTATAAACATAGTACTAATGATATCGAAAAATTAAAAAAGCAATCTTGGTGGAGTACTTTTCAACTAACAAAAGATAATTTATCATATGTAAGAATATTTGTGGGATATGATGATTTAAATGACCCAAATGAATATACTATATTTGTAAAATGTGTTTTGTTAGAAGATAAAGAACATAACAAAAATATATTGTATAAATATTATAAAAAATAATTAAAAAGTTTAAAAGGCCCTTTTTCATTATTTTTTTGATATTTAAGATGTAACCATTATTATCATTGTGATATTATAATATGCTTATAAAATGGCTAAAAATAAAAATTCAAAAAAATTCTAAAAGTATTTGACAAAAAAAAAGACGCCGATGCGTCGCGCGTCGTTTTCAAAAAACGTGGTGTGATTTCAATATATTTAAAGATAATTTCTTGATTATATATAATAAGGATGGAAAACGACGCGCGAAAAAGGCACAAATGTGACCTATGTAATTACTCAACAAATCGTAAATATGACTTAAAAAGACATCAAAATGCTATACATAACTTACGCGTGCCCGCGAAATCAGAAAAAAGTTTGCCCGAAACAAATGTTATGCCAAAAAAAACAAATGTTATGCCAAAAAAAACAAATGTTATGCCAAATAAAAAAAATGTTATGCCAAATGAAAATATGTGTAAAAAATGTAATAAGGTTTATAAAATTAAAAAAAGTTTAATAGAACATGAAGAAAAATGTAAAGGAGTTGACGAGTTAACATGTCCTAGATGTATGATAAGTTTTTCTAATAGACATAATAAATCAAATCATATAAAAAGAAATACTTGTAAACCAAGGAGTATAATACATGCGAGAGTTCCAAATCCTCAGAATATAGAACCAGCAAATAATATAGATACACAAATAAATAATATAGATATAGATAATCAAACAAACAATATAGATAATCAAACAAATATACAAAATCAGCATATTAATATTTATGTTAACAATTATGGAAAAGAAAGAACTGATTATTTAGATTATGATAAAATGCTAGCAATCTTCAAAAAGGTTTATAATATTCCAACATTACTCACAAAAGAAATTCACTTTAACGAAGAGTTTCCAGAAAATAATAATATTAAATATCATGATACCAAAAATTGTTTAATTAAAGAAGATGATGAATTTATTTATAAGAATCTTAATGTGTTAATTAAGGAACTAATCAAAAATAAAGGACGTATAATGCAAAACTTTGCAAAACAAAACAAAGACGAAATATGTGTCGATATGGATTTAAAAATATATGAACAAATAATTCAACAACTAATATCTCTGGTATTACTTACGGAACCCCAAGAACATTATAAAGAACAAATAGAGAATATCAGAGATTTAATAAACAATAGCAGAATAAAAATGGAGGAAATGGAAGAAGAAATGAGTACATAATTTTATTTTTTAAAGGATTTTATAAACTTTATAGAATTTAAGAGATTTTATAGATTATGTACTCTTTTTTTATTGCTTTTAATTAGATAATATGCCAAATAGTCCACCAAGAAAAGCTTCAAGTCCAAGAAAAGCTTCAAGTCCAAGAAAAGCTTCAAGTCCAAGAAAAGCTTCAAGTCCTAAAAAAGAAAGTCCAGAATTAGAAAGTCCAGATATACAAGAAATTGATAAATATATTAGCGAGAAATTAAGAAGTGTAAAAAGGAGAAAAAAGCAATTATAATGGTAGGTGGTCCCGGTAGTGGAAAAACATCCGGACTAAATGTATTGATAAATATGTTAAAAAGGAATAAAGATGATTTTGTATCAATAGACCCAGATGATATATTAAAAATTTATTTTAATTCTAATAGAAAGTATTATCATAAAGTTGAGCCAATTAATAATGCTTTATATGAAAAAGCATTAAAAGGTAATTATAATTTAATATTTGATAGAACAGGCACTAACTATGAAATTTATTATAATACAGTAATTAAAAAAATAAAAGAAGCAGGATATAATATAGTATTATGTATTGTATATAACAATTATTACAATGTACATCCAAGATTAAAGAAAAGAGAAGCTGAAACTGGTAGAGCCGTAAATGATAAGTATGCTAGAAATTCTTATAGAGATTTAACATTTAATATACCTAAATATATTAATTTAAATTGTGATGATTCAGATGATATTTTTGTTTTTGACAATACATTATCATCAATTGAATTGATTTATAGATCGCAATGTGAAAATGGAAAAAAAAAGTTACTATTAATAATTTACTCTAATATATTCTCACTCATCAAATCAAGTTTTAATTTCATAATTGCACCCAATTGTCTAATAAGAATATCTAAATTAACTGTATCTAAACAATTATTATACTTTTCACATTCCATATTAGCAAGTTTATCTTGCTGTTGCTTAGTTAAATTTCTTCTTTGAAAATTAAAAATCTTATTAAACTGCTTGTAAAACGCTTTATATTCAAAGATACAATCATAATATTGAATAATCAATACATCAATATTCGCATCTGTCGTGACACAGAATTTATTATAATATGTTGTAATTTCATTGGTATATATATCAATTTCACTATAATCACATTTTAGTACATTACACAATAGCTTGCTTCTCGTTTCATATAAATCATTAATACGCTTAATTTGTTTATATTTATCTTTTAAATATCGTATTTCATTTCCTAAACAATCAATACTATTAAAATTTGTAATAAAGAATTGAATATAATCATCAATAGATATATAATCACATTCGCTAACAAAGTGACTTGTGCTTCCACATTTATAACATTCATTGTTAGAAGTTCTCAATTCATTTTTAAGAAACTTAATAGTTTCTCCATTTAATTCTTCTTGATTATATGAACCACCTCTTACATTATCAATACCATATATAGCCATATATTCTTTAACATACCTATCTTCTTCAAATGGAGAACTATTTTCTATTTGTTTAATTACAGACAAAGGTTTATATTTTTTAGTCCAGAAGGAACCAATCCCTTCTAAATGTTCTTGGTATCTTTCTTTAACAGTTCTATTTGTTTTTCCAATATAAAATTTATTATCATTTAGCTTTAAGATGTAAATAGTAGTTGTCATTGTTATAATTAATTAATCATATAAGATAATCATTTTTTATATGTATTTGATGGGATAAATATGTTCAGCTAATAATAAAAAGTGATAACATTTCTTTTAACAAATCATCTTAAAAGAAAGGGTATGGTGTAGCATATCTGTATATGGAAAGACATTGATACCGAATTTGAAGATTTAAATTAAAAGAAATAGCAGAGCTAACCTGCGCAAGATTAAAGTATCAAATACTTTCTATATATTAGAGTAAAAAGGAGCAATAGTGCATGTTCATACAGAAGGCAATCTGCCAAGAAACCGAAAGGTGGAATCGCTGATAGCATGTATTACCTTAGTAACGGGCTACTAAATATTTTTTCACTTTTTTTTGACAAAAAAATATATCAATATAATATAAAATGAATTATTATTTGGATAAGACAGTGACTATTAATGGAACGCGTGTAGTAAATGGTTCAGTAATTAATATTTAAATCAGAAAAAACATTTAATACTTATACGGATTTAATTGAATTAACATCATTAGTTGATTCAAATAAAGAAATAAAGGATGTTTATGTTCCAGGAAATTTAATTATAAGAGAATATGAAGATATTAACTTAAATGTAATGGGACATTATGATATGTGTGAAATTATTACATTAGAATAATAAAGAGTATTAGCCGGATTTGGTAATAACAGTTTTAGGATCTATGTTAAGAGTTCTTAAAATTTTTTTGAGAAAACCCATATTAAAGTTTGCTACTTGACAATTCTCATATTCTTTAATTACATTATCTTTTACAGACAATCTTTGCGCTAAGTCTTTTTGTGAAAAACCCATAGCTGCTCTACCATTAGTAATAGCAAGCGAATATTCACGAGTCATTTTGTTTAGCTTAGGGATATCATCTTCCATTAATCTCGTGAGCTCTTTATTACCAGCAGGTCTTGGTGTATTTTCTTTTTTTATGATTTCTTTGGGCTTTTTTGTAAATACAACAGGTTCCCAGTCCTGATAATTGACAGAAGTACTATTCATTTTATTAATATATAATATAAAAACTTATATCAATTTTTACGTTATAAAGAGAATACATATGTGCTATTCTTAATAAAAAATGATAGCACCTTATATAATATATCTTACAATATAAGGATGTATTCTTATAACGTTTTCCCCCTCGGTGTCCTGACAATCGGTCAAATTGATAAAGGTCAAGCAGTTCTGGATGATATTTCGCGAATTGTGGATGATAAAAATAACAAGAACGAATTGTTGTCACTCTCCAATAAGTTCTTTACATTGATTCCGCATATTTCAGAAAAATTAAAAGTTATTAACACTCGCGAAGATATTAACGAGAAAAACGAGCTACTCGAATATATGCGCGGGGTATCCAATAAAATCTAATGAAGATACTTAGATATAGCCGCCAATGCACTTATTTCTCCCTTTTTAGGTAAAGGCTTCAACTTTATAAGTTTTGTGTTTTTTATGTTTAAAGAATCATAATTAATATTAGCAATACATTTCTTCATATTGATAATTATAAAAATAAACGTAATAATCATTTTTTATTCAAATTTAATAAGTTTATCTAAGAAATTTTGAGAAGCCTCTTCTGTTAATTTATAGTTTTTGAGTATATATAGAATAGTTCTACATTCTACTTGTGTTATCTTGCGGCCATCAAATATTTTCATCAATAATTTATTAGAATCGTCAATAGAAATACGACCATCACCCTGTCCTTTTATCAACTCATCTGCTGTTTCTAATAAACCGGCATCAAAATTAAGACCATCGATAACCTTATAATAACTAACTTTATTTTCCATCTTTATAATAATCAAAGAAAACTTTTAAATAGAAAAGGCGTATTTTTGATGACCGGCATATTATTCAAAAACTCACTGAGAGCATAATATGTAATAGCAACCATAGCAAGACGTCCATTATTAAGTTCTTTGAGTTCTAGGTCGCGTTTAGTTCTAGGGTCCTTATTAACATATAGTTTAAGAGGGTCAAAACCAAGATCACCCGGAATAGTATCCTTTGTATATTCTTTATTTAGCCCAATAGATTCAATAGTTGCAGTAAATACAATAATAGCCATAAAGAATACAGGGTTAATCTTATCAAGACCGCCATTCAAAATAGAAGGGGCTTTACCATTAAATGAAAGCATATCCATTTTGTTAGCAAGTTTAGATAGATAAGGATGATAAATCTCTGACAAAGGCCATCCAACACTTGCGAGCATAGCAAGACGACCGTGTTTAATTTCAGCTTCGCGATATTTCTTCAAAGTACTGATGTCCACCGAACAATTAAATGGGTCAAAGCCTTTATTTCCAACCAAAACAGAAGCTTCGCCATCGGCCAAAATAGAATTCTTATCAAGAAGCCCCCAGTTAATAGCGTTTCTTACAAATAGATTACCGCCATTTTGTTTACCAAATTTGTTAATATTAACAAGTCTTTCAAACTCAGGGTAATCAATCATATTATCATTATTCATATCAGCAACCTCCATATAATTATTTTTACCATAGTAGCTATTTAGTTCGGTAATATCAATTGACCCCGATTTATCCTTATCAATATCATTGAACACTCTCGTATCAATAGCTTTTTTCTGCATTTTACATACATCTTTTACTGAGCGTGATTTTAAAACAGGTAGACTACTAATTTGGGTGAAACAAGAAGCGTAGCAGACTAGTGTACCCATCAACACATAACGAAACATTTTTATATATATAATTAATTAAATTCTTAAATACTTTATGATGATATATGGTCTATATATATATCATTACGTAATGAATATGCTGAATATGGTTTAAATTTACGCCCAAATAAACATGGACTATTCATTAGATGAGTTAATTCATTTTCGGATATATATACATAATTTTTCAATTCATTATGGGAAACATATTTATAATTCATGCCTTCCCAATTAGCGAATGTAGTAGCGTATTCGGGTGGTTCGTTGTAATAAGTAGCTATTATTTCATTATCTAAATTATTATTAAAGACACGTGCTAAAAAAGTTAAATAACATAGTTCATCGGGGGCATATGAATTATTAAACCATACTAAATAATTAAGAGTATTATGATTATAAACGTGTTTATAATAATTTGCCCCATTAATTAGCAATATACTATGTTTTTTATTTAAAATACACCATTGCGATGCTTTATTAAGATATTTTATATCAATATATTTAAGTGCTTCGCGACAATCAGGAAGACATTCATCTCTGTCAGCAATATGAAAATACGAAAACTTACTATCTAATATATTATAAATATATTCAAACGATTTAAAAGGTATACATGAACCCGAAAGAAATATGAAATGAGTATTATCGGCATCTATTAACGCCTCCTTTAACATATAATTTTGCGCCTTTACAATAGAAATATCAGCATATTTAGTATTAATTATATTTTTAACCTTATACTTGTCAAAGTACCCCAAATTTTCATCAATTTTATAATGAATATAGATATTATATTTAGATTTATCTACATTTTTAAAAAATTTATACCATATACTTTTATGATTTATAGTGCTGTATATTAAAAATATAAATGCTAATTTATTCATTAATTATAATATATAAATTGTATTTTTATATATCTTACAAAAATAATTAGTGCTCTCGGGGAGACTCGAACTCCCAATCTTTGGCTCATAAGACCAACGCTTTAACCGATTAAGCTACGAGAGCGCGTAATAGGAGCCCGCTCCCATTACATATTATATAATATAATAAATCCTTATATAATTTTATTAAAATTTACAGCCCGATTTAATAGGATTAATGCGTTGAGTTTTCATTAAATCATTATCATTTACAGATTCAAGTAGACTACTATCTAACCTATTTGAATAAGCATTATTTTTTTTAGGCATCTTTGTAATACCACATTCATCAATGCTTGGCGATGATTGATATATCATGCCGACATTACCATTATTACGAGCAGCAGCAGAGTTTTCAAATGGTTTTCTAGTAGTCATTTCAACATCAGAAGCATCTTTGTTGATATTCATATTACCCGGATTTGGAGTGTGACCGGCGGCAATCATAATTAGCTCGCGTGTATCATCAATTTCCGCGTTCTCTTCTGCTGTTCTATCTCTTTGACGATGTTCATTAATAGCACCAGCGATACCATATTCGTTCGTATCTGATAAATATTGTTTTTGTGTATTTTTAAGTTCAATTTCTTTATTAATATATCCCCCGAATAAACCGTCTAACATACCTCCTATAAATCCATAAGGTGATTTGCCAATAAGTGTTGTTTCCTTAACGGTAGTTTTAGCAACAATTTCAGGGTCATATACGGATACACTATATGTAACACCTCCTATATTGCGCACAGTATCAATAGGTTTAACGGTTTCGCGAATTGTTGTTTTTGCGTCATCATCGGAAATAGTATAACCACCATCGGTAGCTCTTATATTAGTATACCCACTATCGTGTATTAATGTTTCTTTGACAGTAGTTTTAGCTTGATCTGTTATAGTAGAGTAAGTTTCCTTATTGCCAACCAAATTAGTCATTTCACTATCATGCACAGTTGTTTCTTTAACAGTAGTTTTCATAATATGATTATCAGGATCATATATTGTAGCTTTTTCTGGTATTTGTATACTTGGATTACCAACTCCTCTTTCAGATTCAACAGTATATTCCTTCATAGTATATTTTAATGCATCAACAACTGGTGATACAATTGCTTTTACGATACTGGTTACATTTGAAACAACAGTATTAGTTTCTGTACTCGCGCGCTCATTATTATAGGTTATTACATTACCTTTGCCATAATCATCGCTTAAACCAGCATTAGCATCATTTAAAGATACAACACCCTGGTAATCAACGTGAGATTCTTGACGTGTAGTTGGACGAATATTTTGTGCGGGACGCAAAGAATCCTTGTTTACAGCACCAGTTGTTTTCAACCACATGTCTTCATTTTGTTCATATACAGTATCAGGGCGATTTTTATCAAGTGGCATTTGTACACCTCGTTGGTCAGGTCCTTTAATATGTCCTTTGACAGGTATTTTGAAAGTAGATTCTTTTTGATTAATTTTACTTCTTAATTCATTTAAATTTTTAGGTCGCGCTAATGTATTGGTTTCAGTTTGATGAAATCCGCCAACACCCCCGGATTCGTAACCCTGGTTTAACCCCGGACCTACTTTAATTTGTTCTATCGGAAAAAAATTATTAGCCTTTTCCTTGAAATCCAAACGAGATTTGAAAAAATCATCATTATTTTTCATACCACATATATTACCACCGCTATTAGCCTGGGGTTTAAACATACACGGGACTTCTTTTTTGGTTTGCCAGAATTGATTGCCCCCTGTTCTATTATCAAGAAACGGGGACATGGAATCTAAATTAGTATTTTGTGTGATATTTTTACGTAAAAAAGGTGTCATATTGCTATGTGTAAACGACGCTCTGTCAATTTTATCACCAGATAAAGATTGTATATATTGTTGATTATTACTATTATCGGGGACAGTATAATTCATTTTTTTAAACATATCCGAAGTAGCGGGCATTGTTACAATACCTGTATCAAATGGGGTTTTTGCCCTATTATACATATTATCACTTCTATTTTGTTCATCTTGCTTAACTTTATTCCAATATGTAGAATCATAAATATTTTTCATTGATGGTATATCGGTGGATAATTCCATTATTGACCTCTAATCAATAAAGGATAAAAAATACATTAATATATACAACATTATATTAGTTTTTGCAAGAAACACCCGTATACATAGAACCGTAGGGATATCCAGGTGTATATAATTTGTTATCTTTATTACACATCTTCCAATCTTCTAATCTATTCATGTCACCGCCATTATTTGGTTGGAACATAGATTGGTCAAATGGTTCTTCGATACATGGTACATGATTATCCTTAGCAACCATTCTATAATTTACAGGTATTCTATCAAAACATTCTATGGCTCTTTCTTGTGGGTCAAAACATAACCATTCCCATCTATTTATACCAGTTTCTTTTAAGGTACATGGCGGATTAGATAAACGGGTATCCTCGCGGGGAGCAGTGCACGCGCGAGGGTCGGTATTACCTCTTATAAAACAACCAGATTTTTCGTATTTACCAGGTATATATTCGTCGGCATTACATTTGGTATTTTTATAATTAAGACCACGTAATTCACTTGAATCATCAACAGCCTTTTTCATAGAGCAAGTATTTTGACCATAGTTCTGATATCTTAATGATGGATCACCTGGTATATCTTGTGAACAATCATTACAATCATTATATGGTGATTCTAATTGATATAAACCGGGACCAACAGTTCTTCTTAATTTTTCTTTATAGCTACAACTATCATAATTTAATCGCGTATCTATATATTTATCCATATCTAATAAAATCATATATTATTTTATATATTAAATAAATAGATATGTTGTTGTTAGTTGAAAAATTCAATAATCAAGATGAAAACTCAAAATATAATTCAATGGAAACAATTTATTTATATTTAAATGGATATAACCCAGAATACTTATACCGATGGACAGTTATAGATAATATATTTATAGCTGTACTTTATATAATAACATTGCTAATATCCGTTGGAGCAGCATATTTATCATTTTCTTGCAAATGGGGCGGAATGGTTGATAATATAATTATTAGAATATTATTTGCATTTGCTGCTTTTATGTTGGGTCCGATATATTTATTATATTATCTCATATTTAATTACTTTGGAAAATTATGTTAAAAAAATAATTAGCATTTATTATAATCTATTTTGGGGGGCATAGGTACTTCGCGATACATTATAGATTGACATGCCGGTAAATGAAGCATTGACGTGTCAATTGGTTCTGTTTTATCATTTTTGATAATGCCGTCATCTGTTGGTAAATATTGGTTTGTATTGCATTTAGATACTATTCTTGTTTGGCCACGTAATTCACTATCGAGATCTACTAAATTGCCTTTTATGTGCGATACAGCAGTGCCTCCAATAAATCCCAATTGATGTCTGCATTTATTAGTGTGTTCATATCTGTAAGGAGATAGTAAATATTGTAAAGTGCTCACATTACCTTGTAATTCTTGTTTATATGAACAATTATCGTATGTTGTTCTATTAAAACTCATATCTTCTATAATATAAGATTTTTTTAATTATGTTGAAATATTGTTTTTTCTACCCCCCCAATTGCAGTTTTTATTGAATTCGGCTCTATTTATATAAGAGCGAGTATCCTCACCTCCGTTAACCCATATAGGTACGATATTTTCATGATTTTGTACATCTTTTACACAATCAAGTAAAGGCATCATATTATTCATTTCTTCTTCCATAATTTGTTTTCTACACTTAACCGTATTAGTATCCTCCCCTTCTATTAACTCCAATTCTTTACCGATATGTGTTTTACCACATCTAAGATTGGGACCCGATGTAAATATACGACTAAACAATTGTATTTTACATTTATCATGAGTTAGCATAGAAGGGTCATTTCTTAAAGATGAATAATTATCAATTAAACAATCGTCGGCTAAACCATAGCCTGGGCGCCCTCTTAGATTGGTGTGATTTAAATACATATCAGCCATTCTTACATGTGGACTAGTACAATCAACGGGATTATTAGGATATATATTATATCCCTCTATTTTTTTGTTATGTAATTCCTTAGCAACTTTCCAACAACTATCATTGCATATATTAGTTGAGCCATCAAAAGTATTATTACTCATTATCTATCTATTCTTAAATAATATATAAAAAAAATTTATTTATAGGTTAAATGTTTAGTTTTATATTTTTCCAACATATCATAATTAATGTCTAGTTTAATATTATCATATTCTTTTTTATACGTTTTATCTAAATTATAATTAGTATATTCGTGCACATCCCAATAGTTTTTATTATTACTATGTCCAACTACTTCATTAACATCACTATCTTTTTTATATAATTCATTAAATGTCTCGTCGTTTGTTATTTTCACCCCATTTAAGTCGTTTTTAACAATCTTTTTATACGTTAACAACTTTTCAATATTATCGGGCATTTTAGAATATTTATTATATTCTATTTTGCTTTCATTAGTATCATCATCATTTACCTGATGAGAATAAGTTATACTGATTTTTTCCTTCATTTAAATATTAAAAATATTATTTATTTATATAAAAATAGAATTCTTAGAAAAAAAAGGGTTTACGAAAATTATTCCAAAGACTAAATTTGTACACTATTTTTGATATCGTTATATAAATTATTATAGCATTTTGAAATATTGCCTTCTTTACACGATGGTCCTCTATTGTAAAGCCAATCTCCTAGTTTTTCTCTATTATTAGGTATGGTAGTTGATGGAACAGTATAAAATTGTCTATCTAATGTTGATTTATCGTATATATCATCGGCAT